TATCCAAAACGGCTAACTAATTATGTCAAATAAATTTGGAGCATTCATACCTGATAGCGTCTTCTCCTCAGGCATAAAATTTAAACTTGGTCATGTGGAAAGGGTATTTAATGATGATTTTGATTTAAACTCTTATGATAAGAATTATGAAAAAACATTTACTTACCCATCTCAGATTGTAGAATTTTCTCCTTATTCCAAATCTACAAAATCAAACAGAAGAAAAAGATATAGATTAGCACACCCTTTGTTTAGGGGATTTTCTGATTCCATCACACATGGTGATTTGATATTATATTGCAATATAGATACAAAATCTTTTTACATCGGTCCTGTAAATACAAATAATAACCCAAATAATTCATCAGACTATCTTTACTTAGCTGATGATTTGGATGAGCTGAAGGATTCTGGTGGTTATAATAAATTAGTTCCAAAAGTAAAAGTTTCTAAAGCACAAACCAAGACAAATAAAAATTTGGACGACCCAAATCAAACAACTGCTGAATTTGATGGTTCATTGGTTGACTTTGAGTCGAGGGTTAGTGATTTAGTTATAGAGGGTAGATATAATAATCATATAAGGATTGGAAATAGAAATATATCACCATTGATTAACATCGCTAATGGTGGTGATTCAAATCTAACTAACTTTGGTTCTAAAATTTTTATGTCATCACTTGGTGGTATCGATGACCATTTCGAAACAGAAACGATAAGTAGAAGGAATGGTGAAACATTTTTAACTAATTTTATATTATCATGTGATAATATCGAACCACCAACAGAAGAATATATGCAAAATTGGAAAATAGGTATGGGTAATGACAATCAAAATGGATTTAATTACGAATACGGACCTGTACTTAAAAGAGTTAGTGCTGAAGAAAGGGGTGATACCAATTACGAACCTCAACATCAGATATTCATATCATCAGAAAGAATTGTTTTTGATGCATATGGTGAGGGTGGGGATTTTACATTATCATCTAAAAGAAATATAGATTTTGGGGCTGGAAAGAATTTTACCCTAACCAACAAAGGATACACAGTTATTCAGTCAAAGAATATTTATTTAGGAGAGGCAAGTAAAACAAGAACTCAACCGATGGTGTTGGGTAATGAATTGAATAATTTACTGAAGGAGATTATGGGTATAATACAAAGTGCACATGCTTTAGTTCAAGGAGTACCTGTACCTTTAGTTGATTCCGGAGGTGTTGTACTCTTACCAAAGATAAATGAAATTATTAAAAAGCTTGATGTACAAATTGAAAGAAATTATAATGATGAAGAGAAAAGACCAGAGACAGATAGGATAACAGGTCCTGATTATTTTAGTCATCATCATTTCATAGAAGAAAACAGATAGGAGTAAAAATGAAGGTTAGTATGTTTAAGAAACTGATTAGAGAAGTAGTAAGAGAAGAGTTAGATTTCTCGATGCAGCGACTTGAGAAAAATTTACAAGAAGCTATAGTTAAGAACAAGGTAACTAAGATATATGAAGAGGCGCCTAAAGAGGATGTCTATCAGAAGTTACAGAATAAATTAGATTCTACTCGCGTTCGTGATGTTCCAAAGGGAGTTGTCAATACAAAGAATCAGATACTAAATGATATTTTAGCCGAAACAGCTAGTAGTGGTGAGTGGAAGAATATGGATAGGCCGGTTGAAAATAAATCTGCTAAGGAGACTCCCAACCTACCAGACCATTTAGCTAACGCATTTAATAAAGATTACTCACAGGTAATAAAGAAAGCTGAAGAAAAATCTAAAATGAAAAAAGGTATTGTGTAATTATGAGTTTGAGAGCTGACATATATAATGCTATAGCTGAGAACTTATCATATACCGATGCTGATGGAAATGTCGTCAACCCTGCGGATGAGCTTGGAAGGGGTGGTAAGGTTGATAAGTTGGCATTTGATTTAACCAAAGCTATTACAGATTATGTCTCTCGACAAGAGTTTGTTATCACTGAGATGAACGCTCCAGTTATGACTGCGTTGGGGCCAGGTGTTGCGAGTTTGAGTAGAACGGGTAAGGGTATGACTGGACTTCCATTAGAACCATTGAACACATATGTTACAAAGGTTAAAGCTGAATTTGTCGATCCTAAAGAGATTTTACCATAATGGCTAGGGTTGATGATAGAGCGAATCAATTCATTGAGGATAGGGATTCAAGAGTAAGTGTTGGTATAAAGTTACCATTCTCAAATGCGAGTAGGGATGGGTATTTCAATTCATCTAAAACTACTATTGAGGCTGTTAAAAACAACATAAAAATGTTGCTAAACACCGATAGGGGAGAAAGACTTTTTCAACCAAACTTAGGTATATCTGTAAAAGAATTTTTGTTTCAACCATTGGATGAGGAAGTTCAAATTCAAATAGAAAACTCTATAGTTGAGGCATTGGAATTATGGATGCCATTCGTTGAGTTGCTTGACATTCGGATGAATGAAAAAAATAATCAATTGAATGTTGAATTGGATTTTAAGATATCCAAATCAGTAAATTATCTTTCCAATTCGGAGAATAATGTTGAGACAGTGAATTTAAATTTTAATAGAGAATAACAATGGCTTACACAAAAGATAATAAATTTCAACCAACAAATATCAAATATACCTCAAAGGATTTTACATCAATAAAAGAGGATTTGATAAATTATACTAAAACATATTTTCCTGATACATATAGGGACTTTAATGAAACCTCTCCTGGTATGATGTTGATTGAACTTTCAAGCTATGTTGGTGATGTTTTGAGTTACTATATAGATTATCAATATAAAGAAAGTTTATTATCCACAGCTACAGAAAAAAGAAATATTTTAAACTTAGCTGAATTTTTGGGATACAAATACAATAATGTTTCACCATCTATGGTTGAATTGAAGATAACTAAAGAGGTGGATGCTGATAGTAATGACACATCTAAACCAACCAAAACAACAACCTTAATAGATCCTGGTTTTCAGATAAAATCATCAGCTGATAGTGAGTTAGTTTTTGAAACATTAGATTATGTTGATTTTCAAAACACAGGTTCATACCCTCAACCGATTGTAGAATTATCAGCGCAAGATGCGAATGGTATCGCTACTAAGTATAAAATTACACATAAAGTAAATGCTATATCTGGTGAAACTAAAACAAAATCATTTACCATAACATCTCCAACTAAATTTTTAGAATTGGATTTGGGTGAGAGTAATGTCATTGAAGTATTGAATTGTGTCGATAGTTCTGGTCAAAAATGGTATGAGGTTGATTACTTAGCACAAAATAGAATACTAAAAGAAACACACTACAGTAGTAATAGTAATCAGAGTCAGATAATACCTGATGGGGAGAGTGATGTTGCTGTACCCTTCACCTTACAATATATAAACACTAATAAAAAATTCGTAAGAAAAATAGATGTTGATACTAATAATACAAAACTACAATTTGGTAATGGTTTGTATAGATATAACATTTCTGGATCTGCTGCATCATTTGATTCTATAATACAACAACAAGGAATTAATGTGGCAGGTGTACCACTATCTAACATAAACTCAGGCGTAGATAACTTAGTAAAAAATAATACGATAAATTTAGGTGAGACTCCAGCAAACACAATTTTAACTGTAACATATAGAGTTGGTGGTGGTTCATTATCAAACGCTCAAACTGGTGAGTTAACCGAAGTGGTTGACACATCAAAGAGTGTTACTGTAACAAATGATATTCCAGCTATGGGTGGAGCAGATGGTTTTAGTGAGGATGAGATTAGAGAGAATGCTAAATCAATATTCGCATCTCAAATGAGGTGTGTAACAAAAGAAGATTATCAGGCAAGAATAATGAATATGCCTGCTAAGTTTGGTAATGTAGCTAAGTCTTATGTGGAAAGGGGAAGTGGTGGAGATACACTTGTGATAAGAACATTATCATATAATAAAAACAAACAATTGGTTCAAACACCATTTTCTGTTCTAAAAAACCTACAACGATATTTAGAAAGATTTAAAATGATAAATGATAATTTAGATTTTGGTATAGGTTTAGATGGAATCAATATTTCAGGCCACTATGTAAATTTTGGAGTTGAGTTTGATGTGAATTATGATAGGAGATTTAATCCTAAAGAGATAAAAGTTGATGTTATAGATACGATAAAAAAATTCTTTTCGATAGAAAAGATGAACTTTAAACAATCTGTTAATATCAATGATTTGGAATATGACATCATTGGATTGGATGGGGTGATTGGGATATCCGAATTAAAATTTACTAATCAATTTGCCGATGGTCGTAAGTTGTATAACTTAGATAAAGATGGAAATACTGTAAGTGGTGGTAGTGAGGGTTATGGGTTTTTCTATGATGTAGAAAATGGTGGTATACAAAATAAAATACTTAGACCATCTGTAACTCCATCTGTTTTTGAGATAAGAAACCCCAACACAGATATTATAGGTAAGGTGAGATAAAATGCATAGATACTTTTTTGCAACAAAAGACACAACAATAAACAGTGGTTCAAGTTTAATTGATGGGGAGACTTTTAGGGATAAGAATGTTGGACAAGATGAGGTGCTGGAAATAAAAAAAGTTTTTAGTGATAGGACATTTAAGTATCACACAAGATCTTTAATTCAATTTGATACGACTGAAGTTCAAAACTTTTTAACTGCTAATAATATTTCATCTAACCAATACAGCGCATCACTTAGGCTATATGAGACAAGTGGAACAAGTGGTTTGTCTGAGACATACGATGTAGCTGCTTATCCACTATCGCAAGATTGGGATGAGGGAGTTGGTAAACAATCCGATGAACCGAAAACAACAGAGGGTTGTAGTTGGTTACACAGAAAAAATAAACCTGGAGCAGAAGAGATAGATTGGACAACTCCTGGAGGAACATATATTTCTGGAGATATAGTTTCACAATCTTTTAGTTCAGAATCTCCTGATATTAATATGAATGTTACGCCGATTGTAAAAAAATGGTTAGCTGGAACAAATGAAAATTATGGTTTCCTATTAGCATTATCAGGTAGTACATTAGAACCAAATAAAACATATGAAACACATAGTGGTAGTTTTGAAGACCTTAGATTTTTCTCAAGACAAACCAATACAATTTACTCACCAAAATTAGAAATAAAATGGGATGACCACTTACCTGCTACTGGTTCAAATACAGGTAGTTTGTCATCATTGGATTTATCCGGCAACACAGAAAATTATTTATATAGATTACATCATAGGGAATCTTATAAAGAGGATGAGGTTGTTAAGTTTAGATTTGGTGGTAGAAAAAGATACATAGGAAAATCATTTAGTACATCCGTTCAAACCATTACGGGTAGTTTCATACCAGAGGGTTCAGGCTCTTACTCTATCATTGATATGGCTACAAATGAATCCGTTATTCCATTTAGTGCTTTTACATCAATGAGCTGTGATAATGTATCAAGCTACTTTAAGCAAGATTTAAATACCTTTGAACCGAACAGGTCTTATAAAATATTGATAAAAGTTTCATATGATGA